ATGATCGATATTGATTTCATTTAAGCCATTTTCATCTTTAATAACTTTATACTCAAATAATTCAATAAATACTTGCAAAATACAGAATACTGTATTTACTTTGTACTCATAAACCAGAACAAAGTTAAGTTAAAAAGCATGGAAAAAGCAAAAAAATCATTAAACCCACCATTTAGGGGCTTCTATTTAATAATATCTGTCAGGGTTAATTGCACGCCCAAGTATGTGAGCATGGTACTAAACGACAACCTCGGTAAATATACTGACAGAGACACTGAGCTTGTAAAACAAATCCGTGCCAACGCCGAGGAAATAACTAAGCTTTTAAGACCTCAAAAATAATTTCAGTATTCACTAAATATTAATGTTATGGAACTAATCGCAGTTATTAAAGACAAAAATGTAAAAGGCCAGGGTAAGAAAACACCCGATCATGAGATCGAGCTTTCATTCCCTAATGTTAAGCTTTCAAAAAAGAAGCAGGAGTTGTTTGTCCGGGGATTATTCTCCCACATGACCCAGATACCACTGAAGCAGTTTTACCTTGATGCTTTTGGTGGCAAACCACTCTCCGGGGCCACGCTTAAGTAAGCGGACTCTATCATATCTGATACGAAAATATGTGAAAAAATAGAATACAATGGATCAGAATATTGTATTTCAGGTTTTAGACCATACGCAGGAACATCCCGGATGGCACAATTCCAAAATAGTTTATGTTTTGGCATGTGTGCCTTTTAACTATGACACAACAGATATTGTTGACGCAATTTCTGCTGTCCTTGGATCTTGTATGGTTCGCTATGCAAGATTAGAACTCCATGAAAAAATTGATTTGGTAACAGCCAATGCACATAGCGGCGGCTATTACCAGCATCATAATCGATAACCAACATTCAATTAACTAAACATAGAGATTATGAAAGAGATTATTATCAGACTGACACAGGTAAGCGACGACGGATCATCGCTTGCCCAGGCAAAAAAAGTAAACTATAACATTGTTATATCGGTTGAGAAGATTTGTTCAGACGCTGATTATCAACAGCTGAAAGAGATAGTGAACATTGGCAAGATGATGTTAGATTCTATGAAATCTAATCAATCTGCTGAACCCGGTTCTTCGCAAGAGTAATCAATTTATCCTTGTCTGTTTCCGGCAAATGTTCGAGAATGACTTCGCACAAAGCCTGGGTATAACGGACATGAAGGACCAGCCAGTTGATTTTTTCAATGATTTCTTCATTCATGACGCTTAACATTTTGGTTTGACACCCGTAAGTTAAGCAAAAACCCCGGACAGGCAAGAGGCAGGCGGTAACACCGGAACCCGCCGGGGTACAACAGCCGTGACAGCCTGGAGAGACAGGCGATAAAAAACAGAATTATGCCGCAAATAAACAATAAACCCGTAACAATAACCCTGAAAGACTGGAAAGACGCAGGGTTGACATTAAATCAATATAAAAAAGACAAACAACGCTATTTTCTGAGAACGAGGCGTGCCTGCAGGAACCAGCCGGTACTTATCGAATGGGACTCGATACTGGAAAAGCGTAAAGCCATAATCCGGGCAAAGCTCGGAGATCCATCACCGAAAAAAGCACAGACAATAGCCGATGTTGTACAGGCCGACAATGAAGCCTATACATTCTTTGCTAATTATAAGCTGTCGGACGGCAGGAACCTTCCATCTGATGTTATCAAAGAGTACTGTGCCAATGCTGCAGTACTGAATGCTGTCGGGGAGGTCACACAAACAAGTATAACCACACGGAAAGCCCTGGGCAATTCAGTAAGAATTCATGAGGTATGGAATAATGTATCGATTGCAATAGCAAATATAGACCGGGACATCTGGGCCCATACCCTCCCGGAAAACAGCCGCCGCTTGCGTGAGAAATACAGGCAATATATGCGTGAAGGATACGAGTGCTTGGTACATCGTAATTTCTGTAACCAGAGTGCGCGCAAGGTGACAAGCCTGATGGAGGATATCTTCTTGGCTTTATATACTACCAGGAACAGAAATTTCAGCAGCACGGTCCGTGATCTTTATCTACAGTTCCTTTCGGGAAACCTTGAAGTAGTCAATATTAAGACCGGTGAGCTTTTTAACCGTGCAGATTTCTTCGATGAAGACGGCGAACCGTTATATATAAGTGAAAGCACTACCTGGAACTACCTCTCGAAGCCGGGAAACAGGCAGGTTATTAATAAATTCCGTAACAGTTCCATTGATTTCAATACCAAATCGCTGCCATATAACCACAGGCATAAGCCGCAATACACACTCAGCAAAGTATCTTTTGACGACCGTGACCTGCCACATAAGACTACAGATGGCATATCGGTAAAATGCTATTATGTATATGAACCGCTCAGTCAGTGTTTCATTGCCTGGTCACATTCAAAAGAGAAAAATATACCTCTTATCCTGGAATGTTTCCGGAATCTGCTGGCATTTTGCCGGAAAGGATCACTACCATGGCCCGGAGAAGCCGAAGTTGAAAGACACCTGATGACCCAGCTGAAGGATCCCCTTGAGCAGATGTTTGCACACGTGCGCTGGTGTAATCCTCAAAACAGCCGGGAAAAAAGAGCAGAACACGGGATTAAGCTTAAGAAATACGGTGCGGAAAAGCTTCTCCAGGATAATGTCGGAAGATGGTCGAATAAACATGATGCCTATAAGGTTAATCAGGACCTTGATAAGGTATATGATTATGACGATCTGGTGGCAGATGATATATACAGCATCAATTATCATAATAACCAGCCGCATCCTTCATACCCGGATAAAACAAGGATGGAGGTACTCAGGGAGATGATAAATCCGAAGCTCGGAGCTCCTCCCCTGCATATAATACTAAAACACCTGGGTAATCGTACAGAAACATCGATACGGAACTATGATTTTGTCCGTGTACAATATAAGGAATATGCAATTGATCAGGATAGAGTACTCGATATGCTTGCCCCAAATAACTACAACGTGGAAGCATACTGGCTCCCGGATGAAAACAAGGAAATAAAAGATGTATACCTGTACCAGGGAGAAAAATACCTGTGTAAAGCCCCCATCATCGAAACATACAATGAAGCACATATCGAGAGAACGGAAAAAGATGAAGAGATACGCCTTAACCAGGCCAAACGTCAGGCACACGCGCGTAAGCGTGTAAAGGATCGTGCCGACAACATCCCGAAGGTTGAAGTGATACGCAATATACCCGACTACAGTGAAATAGAGCCTGAGATATTGGATGTATCACCTGACTCTGAGATAATAAACAATTCAGAAGAAATAATTGCCGATTCCGACTACTGGGAGGAGTTAGGCAAAGCCAGTATTTAAATGTTTCATCAAAACTCATTAATTATGATTTCAATAGATGTTAAAAAAAGGATCCTGGATGCAGTAAAGAAGCAACGTCCGAAATATCCGAGCGATACCAAGATGGCTGTTTCTCTCGGTATATCACCGGCACAGTTCTCCAGGATAATGAAAGGAGACTTTGAGGGAGTCCTTTCAGATTCCAACTGGGTATCTATTGCCCGCAAACTGGAAGTTCAGTTTACTTCAGCTCCGGCATGGAAAACAGCAAAGACACCTGTTTACAGCTATATAACAGGCCAGCTCAGGTTATGCCAGGAGAACTCGATAGGAGGTATTATCTGTGATAATACGGATGTAGGCAAGACCCATGCCGCAAAATGTTATGTGAGGGAAAACCGCCATGCCGTATATATCGATTGTTCCCAGGTAAAGACCAAGCGTATGCTCGTTATGCAGATCGCGAAAGAATTCGGGATAAATGCATCGGGCCTTTATCGTGAGATGTATCAGGATCTCATTTTTTACCTGCGCAGTATTGAAAAGCCAATTGTCATACTCGATGAAGCAGGTGATTTAAGCTATGAGGCATTCCTCGAGCTGAAAGCCCTTTATAATGCTACTGACGGTTGGTGTGGCTGGGATATGATGGGTGCCGATGGCCTTCGTAAGAAATTCGAAGCAAACCGCCTCGAGATATGGAAGCAGGTACCAGAAAGTTACTCCTGAAGGGAAGGAAGCATCCCGTGATTTTAAAATACTTCAGGCGACACTCATTGCAAAAGCCAATGATGCCGATGAAGATTTTCTTACGACAATACGTAAATCAACAGAGATAAGCCTTCGCAGGATACAGATAGAGATCAATAAGAGAAGGAGGGCATGAGGCGGGCTGCAACATCTCTGCAGGTTCTTAACTCGAAGTTTGAAGAACTGCCATTCGACGGCATATGGCAGGAGTTGTTCGGGATACCGGAACTCGGCGGATGTTGGTTGATCTGGGGCGAAAGTGCCAACGGGAAGACAGCTTTCGCCCTGCAGCTCGCAAAATATATGAGCAGATATGTAAGAATAGCATTTGATTCAATAGAGGAGGGAATAAGTAAAAGCCTCCGGGATGCATTAAAAAGAGAAGAGATGATATCGACACAGGGACGTTTTTTAATATTGGACAAGGAGCCTATACCGGTACTCGAGGAAAGGCTTTTGAGACGAAAGAGCCCTTCTGTTGCAATTATCGATAGCATACAATATACAGGATTGAATAAGATCACGGCAAAAGATCTTGTTGACCGCCATCCCGGAAAGCTATTCATATTTACTTCTCACGCATCGGGTAAATATCCTGATGGACGCACAGCTAATGCCATACGTTACCATGCTCATGTGAAGATAAGAATAGAAGGCTTCAGGGCCTTTATACAAAGCCGTTACGGCGGGGATAAGGAAAAGTATTACGAGATATATAAAGATGGAGCTGACCGCTACTGGAGCTTCTTAAACGGGGATAAATTATGAAAGGAACGCATGATAAGTTTTTTGCTTTACTAAGGCAGATACCCGGAGCGACAAAAGAATCGATAGTATGGCAATACAGCAATATGCTTACTACATCGCTCAGGGAGTTTTACGATAAAAGGCCGGAAGATTATAAGCGGATGATAGCAGATCTGCAAATAAAGGTAAACAAGATATCGGGTCATTATAATTCAGATGCAGAAATAAAGAAACTAAGGTCTGCAGTACTGCACCGGCTGCAAAAGCACGGTATAGACACAACCGACTGGGGCCGTGTAAATATTTTCTTACAGCAGCCACGGATTGCAGGTAAGATGTTATTTGAGATGACAGCCACCGAAATGAAATCGCTCATTTCAAAGCTCGAATCGATACTGAGTAAAGATGCTGTTATCCGTGATCAGGAGATCAGGATGTCTGAACAAAATTAAATATAGAATTATGAAAGTAAAAATTAAAAATAAAGTATACGATGGCGCAAAAGAGCCCATAATGGTCATTTTGACAAGCCAGGATAAAATAAATATAGCAAACATGCTTCCGACTGCTACGAAGTATGCTCAATTTCCCGATGAATTAAAAATGACAAAAGAGGAAATGATAAAATGGATGTCCGAACAAAACTAAATATAGAATTATGAAAGTAATTGAAAAAGAAGAATGCCAAAAGGCAGAAGTAATAAGAAATGAGATCGAGTCGCTTAAAAACCTTATCGATCGGAGACACGCATGGCTGAATAGGTCGGTAAACAAACCCAGGAAAACTTTTAAAGCAGTCCTGCAGGATACAAACGAGATGGAGTCCATACTTGAGGATCTCCAACAGAAACTGAAAGAAACTGAAGAATTAACCAATACTTAAAGACTATGAGACAAAAAGGAACAACGTGGATTGACCACAAGAAAAAAGAAGTGCCCACCTATGCAATAAGAAGGGTGCTGAAAACCGAGGAGAAGCACAGCCACCGGATTGCCAGTGCCGGACTCCTTGTAGAGAAATACCTGCGCAAGCTTGTAGAACTGACAAGAGACGCTTATGAAGAGGTTTATGATGAAAAAGTAAGGGATGCAAAGATCATGAACCACCGGGAACCTACGGAAGGGATGACCATAAGTTCGTTTGATAACACGATCGAGATTAAAATCACCAAGCCCGACAACGTATATTTCGACACCACATATTCTGCCCTGGTAAAGGAGAAATTCGATGAGTATTTCAACAGTTTCGAGGACAGTGAATCGATAACACTGCTTCGGAACATTGTCAATGATCTGCTCTACAGCCCCAGGGGTAATGTTGATATGAGCAAGGTTCTGCGTCTGCGTAAACATCGCGACCAGGTGCAGAACAGCAGGAAGCTATCACATAAAGCATCGCTATTTATCGAAGCAGTTGACCTTTTCGATAAAGCTATCCGCACGAAGCCTGGTTCGATGGGTATATATATCGATATCAAGGATAAGAACGGCACGAAACGCAGAATACCACTTAAATATACCGATGTATGAAAGGAGAATTTAATGTTTATGATGTTATGAGCAGCGGGGCCAGAGATTCCGCTACTCCGTCGATGCACTTTTCAAAGTCCGGTGTGATATCGGTCAATGCAGGTGCAGTGAAGCTGCTGGATCTCCATCCAGGAGATACGATCAAGTTTTACCAAATGAAAAGTGATCCCAAGGAATGGTTTTTTGCAAAGACCATCGGGGGTTTCAAAGTGAGGAAAGCTTATGACAAAGCAAGCAAAGGGCTTATGTTAAACAGTGCCTTTACATGCAAGTCAATTATGAGAGCTCTGAACATGAATAAGGGATTTAAAGTGCAGATAGGCTCAGAGCCGGACGATGATGGTTGGTGGTCGCTGATCACTGCCAGAGTCAAATAAGTAACTGCAGGCAGTTAACAGCTGCCTGCATATTATTTTAAACCTGCGGAAATGGAAGAAAGGGCCGATATATATATAAAGATTGTATGTGATTATCTCAGGCAGCCCGTTGATCTGGTACTGTCTAAATCACGCAAACGTGAGCTGTGTGAAGCAAGGCAGGTAATATCATATGTTTTGAAATTGCATACAAAACTGAGTCTTCTTAAAATCGCCAGGAAGCTGAATTATATAAGTCATGCATCACCCTGGAGAGATTGCAGGCAGATCAGTTTTTTCCTCGAACATGATAGGAATTTTGCTATCCGCATAAATCCATTATTAGACAAATGTGAATATGCTGCTGCTGAATTAAAAAGGAAAGCTAAGGCATTGGAAGGAGAAATACCGGCACCGGGAGACTTATGCTGGTTTTGGAATCCACATAACAGAATGCCACTGATCGGCACCCTTGAACGTATATATCGCACCGAGAACAATGAATTGAGATTTATACGCAGGGAATCTCCACAAAACTTATCTTATTCTGATTGCATATATGCTGATGAATTTATAATCCCCGAAAGATTCAGACCGGAAACTAAACTTATGACGATATGAAAAAACTATTTCTGATATCTGTCATGCTACAGATATTTTTATCTGTCTATGGTCCCGGGACCCAAAAGGACCCGGCGGAGACTATAGAAAACTGGCTTTCGAATTCGGCTCCCCTGACGCCGGTTACATTAAAACTGGCAATGGACTTAAATATGCTAATTGCTCCTGAAGTTGTAATGGCTCAAAGCATACTTGAAACAGGCCATTACAGGAGTGACCTGTATTTAATGCACAATAATCTTTTCGGCATGAAGAAAGCCAGGGTACGTACCACAACAGCAATAGGATCCACTGAAAATGATTATGCCTCATATCAATCCTGGTATGATTCGGTCAGGGATATGGGGTTGTTTCAACAATGGTACCTGACCAGGGGAAGAAATCTCTCCGATTATCTTGTATTTCTCGATACTATCGGTTATGCGGAGGATCCTCTTTATATACCTAAGATAGAAAAGCTATGTTCGAGATTAAGACAGCTAAGAGAGCATTCTGGTGCGGTATAACGGGCCTTAAGACAAAAAGAGGTGATGCATATCTCAGTGATGATTTTGGCAGATATCATATATCATTATTGCCCGGGCGCAGATTAAGACTTATCAGAACCAGGCAGAAAACTAAAGTAAAAAATGACAGATAAAAAGATTTTAGAAGGTTACGAGGAACAGTTCAATACAGGGCATCTCCTGACAGAAAGCCATGTATTGGTTCTTATGTCCTATGCACGGGGTGATGCTAAAAAGATGTTAAAAGAGCAGCTGCCCGATGAAGACGATATAGAAGCTGAGCTTATTGATGATGATTATCCTGGTAATCCGGAGTATCGTAAAGGATACAGAAAAGGAGCAGGAATAATATTGAAATATCTCAGAAAACTACTTTAAATGCCCATTAAGCCGGAAAATAAGAGTCTATATCCGCCTAACTGGCCGCAGATATCACGCAGGATCAGGACAGGAAGGGCAAATAACCACTGCGAGGTATGTGGCGTCAGAAATTATTCTGTCGGCTACAGGCTGAACGGATTATTCAATTATCTGGATGAACCTCCCTACAAACATCCCCTGGGATTATCAGATTATCTCGCGGCGAGGGAACTGCAGGATCATTATAATAATTGTTGCGATCAGGATCCTCCTGCAATCGTAATTGTACTTACAGTTGCTCATTTAGATCATAATCCTGCAAATTGTCATCCTTCTAACCTGCTATGTATGTGCCAGCACTGCCATAACATTTATGACCGGGCACACCGGCTTGAAACCAGACAAGTGACAATGTTTAAGAAATGCCCGCAATTAGAGATCCAATTTTAAGATGGCAAAAAAAATGACAATACACAGACAGGCAATTAAATACTTTAATAATAAGCAAAACTCGATGGCTGCTGTAATTGCCGATAGAACTCCTGAAATCAGGAAAAA